AAAGTTTTTAGCGCCAAGTGCAGATAAAAACGTTAAGTATTATGCTTCTATTGACGCTGCGTTTAAGGCCGATAGATTTACATTTTCTCTGGTAGGAATTACCGAAAACAGGGTAACTCAGTATATATCCAAAGGATGGGAAGGTAGTAGAAGAGTTCCTATAACCTCTTCTATTGTAGCTCAATGGATTAAAACAGCAATAAAAGACTTTCCAGTTGACTTTATCGCTGCCGATCAATTTGCTTTTCAACCTTTAAAAGAGATTTTTGAGATATATGGAGTGACCTTGAAAGAGAACACATTCACTCCAAAGTTTAAAAAACAGATATATTTTAACTTAAAAAAACTATTTCACTCAGAACAGATAGATCTATTAGATAACCCTTTACAGACTAAAGAAATCAAAGAGCTGGTAGTAGAACAGTCAGCTAGTGGCACTATAAAAATAGGTCATCCAATGGCAGGCTCTGACGATTTTTCTGACGCTTTAGCCGTTGCCGCATATTTAGCCGTTGAAAACGTATCCGCTGGAAAGTTTGAATTTGACACAGCGCTTTCAATGAACACTTACGACATCAAAATGGACTCAGAAGGAAGAGCCGTTGGAGCCGCTCCTTCGGTAGATATGCTTACTTCACAAGGATACTTAGATGCAAAAATCATAGATAATTCAGCTAGTTACGCAGTTGACCCATTAGACGGAATTTTAAAACACATAAGCAAGATCTTAGACGATGACGATGAGGACAGTGGTCCTCAGTTCATTTTTTAAGGTATAATTTGATATAAAGGGCTTTTACGGATGTCAGAAGATAAAAAAACTTCAATATTTTCAAAAATAGTAGACGCAGCTAATTTAGCGTTAGAAGATACTATAGCAAAGTCTAGAGCTTCTCTAGCTTCTAAGGGTAGTTTATCGGAAGAGGACTATTTTTATGCTAAAACATTAACAGAAGACCCAACAACTTCCGTTCATGCTCAAGGATGGAGAGAAAGAACTTCTAGAATAAACGCAAGCCATTTAAAACAGATGTCTTACCAAGATAGCGTTATAACTTCTGTTATTTTAACTAGACAAAACCAAGTGTCTTTACATTCTAAGCTAGTCGGCAACAAAAATCTTCCTGGATGGATGATCGAAGTCAAAGACGCAAGAGATAAGTTAGAGAAGATAAAAGAAAAAATGTCTTCTAAAAAACCTAAAAAAGATAATAAAAACGATAACTTAGAAAATCCTGACGTTTCAGCTGGAACAGATGACGATGTAGAAGAGATTGACTGGGAGTTAGAGCGTAAAGCTCAAGCTGAGTTAACAAAAGCTACAGAAAAGAAAAAGAAAGAAGTAGAAGATTTTATTCAAAACTGTGGAATTACTGACAATAGACCTTTCGAGACTTTAAAATGGACTTTTGACGGAGCGCTTAGAGCGTGGGTTCGAGATTCTTTAACTTATGATCTTTATGCTTCTGAGATAGTTCCAGGAAAGCTAGGACAACCCCATCACTGGTTTCCAGTAGATGCCGCTACTATTAAATATTCTTCTAGTCAACTTAGTAACTATAAAGACGCTGCCGAACAGTTCCAAAATATTGACATTCTTTTCCCTGAGGCTAACCCTCAAAAAAGAGAAAAAGTTCAAGAAAGACTAAAGTTAGATGAAGAAGCTTTACGTTTAGATAAATACAAATGGGTTCAAGTAGTCCGTGGTAGAATAGAAAGAGCTTATACTCATGAAGAACTAAAAGTAGGCATTAGAAACGTAAACACTGATATTTATAATAACGGATATGGTATTTCAGAATTAGAGCTTTTAGTTTCGTTAGTTACTGGACATCTAAATGCTGAATTTTATAACCAAGCTTATTTTACACAAGGATTTAGCGCAAAAGGAATTTTGCACATTAAAGCCAACATCTCTAGAAGAAAGATAGAGACAGTTCGCCAACAATGGCAACATATGTTAAAAGGAAGCAGAAACTCTTTTCAAACTCCCATTTTTGCAGGAGTAGACGAGGTTTCATGGATACCTTTGACTCAAAATCATACAGATATTGGTTTTGAAGGCTGGATGAGATACCTAATTAGAATGATTTGTGCCATTTACCAAATAGACCCAGCTGAAATCGGAGTAAATTTAAAAGACGAAGGCGGAGGCGGAATGTCTGGGGATAACACTAAAGAGAAGATAATTCACTCCAAAGGTAGAGGGCTTTATCCTTTAATGAGACACTTAGAGAACTATATAAACATTAATATATTAGCTCCATCTCATCCAGAATTTGAGTTTAAGTTTTGTGGCTTAACTGGCGAAAGCGAAGAAGAGTTAGTAAACAGACTTGAAAAAGAAGTTAAGTTTGCCAAAACGGTTAACGAAATTAGAAAAGAATTAGACTTACCACCCCTTCCTGGAGTAGACGATCTAATTTTAAACAATGATTATCTTAACCATTATAATAGATATTCTAAGAAAGCTCAAGAAATTCCAGACCCAGCTATGGCAGGATTTCAGCAAGACGGAGCACCGCCAGAAGGGGAAGAAGAAGACCCTCAAGTAGAAGAGGCTTTTGCTTTACTTAATAAATCTAAGTCGGTACAATCTAAAGGAAAAAAAGTACCTAGAATTATAGAGTACTACTACGACGAGGATTAAAATTGTCTTCTATAAAAATAAACATTCCTAAAGGTATGAGTCAGGACCAAGCTGACGACATACTTTTAAAAGCTCTGAAAAGAAAAGAAGGCGGTAACGTTGGTTCTTCTGTTTTTGAAGACGAAATAATGAGGGAAGTGTTTGATATTTTTAAAGAAAACTACGAAAAAATGTCAGAAAAGCTAATAAAAGAGATCTTAGATGAACTTAAGTAAAGAGCTTTTAGCCAAAATCAAAAAAATCATTGAAAAAAACCATACCTTTCTAACCCTTTCTGTGTTAGGAAAGAGCTCCTTCACTAAAGAAGAGATAGAAGAGTTCAAAAAATTAACAGGCAAAGAACCCAACAACGAAAAATCCTTGTTGGAGTATGTTTATCTTTCTAACTTTGCAGATAACCCAGTTAAAAACTTAAGTGAATTAGACTCTATAAAAACCCCTAGAAAAGACACAATACTTCAGTCAGATGAAGTTATAAAGACTTTGATAGCAAAATTATCCCAAGACATGAGTCAAAAAATACTAAATAGCCTTATAGACGTTACTAGAACGTATAGAAACGAGGACTTCACAGAAGCTCTTAAAAACAAGTCTTTTTCTGAGATAAAACAGAGATTTAAAGACATATCCGAAGACGGAAATAGAGACTGGGGAAGAGTAGTTGCTACAGAAATGTCAAACTTAATAGGTTATGGTTCAGTAGACAAAATCTTAAAAGACGGAGGCGACCCAGAGGAAACCTACGTATTTAGAAAGATCGTAGGGGACATAAAAACTTGCCGTTGGTGCCGTAAGTTTTACGGAGAAAATACTCCAAAAGTATATAAACTATCGACTTTATTAGCTAATGGCTCTAACTACGGTAAACTCAAAGAAGACTGGCAAGCCGTAGTAGGTGCTACACATCCTAATACTAGAACAAGCCAGATAATTGAAATCCCAGTAGGTTATATCCCGAACTCTTCTGGAACGCTTACTTTTGTAGGTAAAGAAAAATTCTTAGAATTTATTGAAGAAAATTTAGAGGCTTAGGTTTACTTTTTAATCTTTTTTGTATAAAATTTATATATGAAAAAGCTAGAAGAAGGACAAATAATCTTTAAAAAAGAGACCCCAGAAGAACTATTTTATGTTTTAGGAGTCAAAAAAGAGACGCTAAAAGAGCTTGTAGTATCTTTTTTAGTATTAGATAAAATAACAATGGAGTCAAAAAAGGGACTAAGTTTAACCATTAAAAAAGATGAGTTATCTAACTGGAATGAGTTTAAACTAGTATGAGTCAACTACAAGAACTGTTAACTAAACTTCAGAAACAAAAATCTAAGATAGAGCTTTTAAATATCTATAAGCAGGTTTTAAACCAAACGTCTATACCAGAATCCGACACAGATAAGCATCTTAAAGAAGTTGAACAAGACGTTAAAAATTCTATTATTCTTTTTATTGAAAAGTTTATAGAAAAGTTAGAAACGGTAGAGTCTGCCGCTCCTACTACAGTAGCTCCAATAGTTAGCAAATCAGAAAATAAGGGACCTATTCCAGAACCAAACTTCTCTTTAGACTTATCTGAGAAGTATTCTTTAATAGAAAAACAACAATTTGGCATTACTCACAGACACTTAGCAGGGAAGGTCGTTTATGTAAACGACCCCTCTGGAGAAAACTATAGTGGAGAAGTTGTGCAGTTAAATTGTCCTTACGTAATAGTTAAAACAAGTTTAGGAATAAAAAAAGTAACCTTAGAAAATATTAGCCTTGGAGAATAGAGATGGGTAAAAAGAAGACGCCAACAAAATCATTTGAACACATAGTATCAGACATGACGACCAAAAAGTTCGAGCCAGTAATTAAGAAGCTTATTGCAGAGTCTTTCAGTCAGTTTGCTTTTAAATATAACGATACGTTAAGAGACTTATTTATAAAAGTAGCAGTTATCGACGATATTTTAACTGAAAAACTTGAAAATATTAACTTTAACGGCATAGCTAGTAGGGTAGCAGATAAACAAGACGTCATGGAAGGTTACAAAAGCATGGTAGCTTTAGAAGACAAAGTTACCGTTAACGATAGAGTTAGAATTTCTATGGAAATTAAAGAAAAAAACGCAGCTGATTTTGGAGAAGTTCAAAAATTACAGATAGATGCGGTAGGTTCTGGACAAACTTTAGGCGTTGAGTTTGAAACTCATTTAATAGATATGGGCAGTTCTGATACAAAAGAAGTAATTCTAAAAGGTAAGGACGAAACAGATCAAGTAGCTGGAGTAACTATTAGAGTTGTAGTAGATAAAATCTCTAGAAAAGAGGCATAAAGTGAAGATTGCAATGAGAAAAAAATTAGTGGCGGTAGAGCCAGACACTAAGCCAAAAGCTAGTGGACCTTTTGTTGGAATGGACTCTGATAACAACACTTCTGGAATAGTTAGATTTTTAGGTCCAGACGTAGACCAAGACATTAAAATAGGCTCTAAAGTGTTTTTTGCAAGTAAAATAGCTAACTTAGTCATAGAAGGAAAGAATTTAAGTATCATGGAGTCTGATAATATTGTAGCCATTGTTGAGGATTAATCAGATGCCTAAAAAAACTCCTGTAAAAAGTTTAGATTTAGATACGGCTAAAACTTCTGTAGAAAATAAAATAACTATGACTTCCCTCTTACTAAGTTATCAGTTTGAGTATGGCGTTAACTTTAACGAAAGAATAATAAATCTTACTGGAGACATAGACGAGACTATGTTTTTCGTTTTAGACTCAGCTTTAAATGAGATGGAAACTAAATCCAAAAAAGATATCGTTATTAAAATTCATTCCGTAGGAGGAAATGTTTACGATGCGTTGGCTATCGTAGGCAGAATAACTGAGTGTAAGTGTAAGATAATTACTAAAGGGTACGGTTGTGTAATGAGCGCAGCTACATTAATATTAGCTTCAGGCACTAGACGAAGAGAAATATCTAAATACGGTAGATTTATGTGGCACGAGGCTTCTTACTCTTTAGAAGGTAAACATTCAGAAATAAAAGCGACAGTAAAAGAAATGGAAAGAGAAGAGGCTTTATTTTCTGAGTATATGGCAGAATTTACCAAAAAAGATGCTAAATTCTGGAGATCTACTGGAGTACACGAAGATGCATATTTTTCACCTAACCAGCTGAAATCTTTTGGCGTGGTAGACGAGGTATTTTAATGAATATATTTGAGCAAGCAATTTTAGAAATGTTAGAAGTAAAAACTACTCCTAGAGTAAGAACTACCAAAAACTTCGCTCCTTCTTTATTGGGATCGCCTTGTGAAAGAAAGATATACTACACTTATAACTGTGTAGCAGAAGAGGCGGTAAAGCAGACTTTACCGCTAAAAGTAGCTTTAGAGGCTGGAAAAGCTTATGAAGAAATAGTTTTAAGCTTTCTTAGAAACGCAGGTATGACTTTAGTCGAAGACCCTACTTCTTTTAATAAACAAATTCAGCTATCTAGCTCTGAAATAGGCATAAATAAGGCGTTTATAGACGTTTTGCACGTTAAAGACAACGTAGCCTATGTAGCAGAGATAAAGTCTTGTACTTTAAAAGATTTTAAGGATATAGAAAAGAAAAACCTTCCGAAACCAACACACTTAGTTCAAGGCGTTCTGTACTTATATATCTTAAGAAGTATGTTAAAAAACGGCAGATTAGCTCACCTAAAAGAGATGAAAGACGTAAAAATCATAAAAAGCATATCTTTTATCTATATGTGTAAGGATTCTGGAGCTATAAAGATCATGGAGTTAGATAAGGCCGATGGAGTTTTTACCGACATCTACAAAAAGATTACTAGAATTAAGGAATTTTCTGAAAAGAAGATACTCCCAGCAAAAACTTTTGACTTTTGTATGAATTGTTCCTTTAAATCCAAGTGTTACAAGGAATTTAATGACATTTAATTCAAACATCTTAGCTGTTTTTATTAACTTTTATGTAATTTGTAGATATAATTTTGATATGAAAGAGGCTGTAACCATTTTAAAAATTAGACAACAATTAAGGAACAGCCTTCTTTTTTGTTTAAATCAATCTATAATTAATTTTAAAGTAGCTAATTCTTTAAAACAAGACATTAAGTTTTGTAATGTTTTATTAGAATCAATAAACAAACAATATAATGAAAAGGTATACAAATGAGTAATCTAGGAATAGGTTTAAGAGTTTCTTTAGTAGCAGTAGTTGTTTCAGCGTTAATAGTTCTTTCTGGTACTCCAGAAGAAGGAAAGTCTTTTGCTAAAGGCTTAGGAATTGAAGCTCCAGTTAATGATAATCCAATTAAAATCCCTTTTAAAAAAGAATTTATCCCAGAAACTACTAACTTAGGTTTACTTCCAACAAAAAAGCAACAAACAGACGAACAACCAGAAAGACTAACTTTAGAAAAGGGTAGTTTTTACTCCTTTAATAGTGTTGTTACTAGCGCCTACGTTGCTACTTCTATGCAAGCTATAATGAAGCTGGACCAAGAGTTAGAAAAAGGCAAGCCTTTATATTTAGTTTTAAGTACTCCTGGAGGCTCTATTTTTTCAGGAGTAGATTTTATTGATTTCCTAAAAGGATTAGATAGAGAAGTTAAAACAATTTCTTTATTTAGTGCATCAATGGGATTTTCCTTCGTTCAAGAGCTAGGAGAAAGAATAGTCACTGATAACTCTCTTCTAATGGCACATAGAGCAGCTGGTGGAGTAGACGGTCAATTTGACGGAGAATTAGAGTCTAGATACAACATGATAAAAAGAAAAATAGACCTTTTAGAGATAAGAGCGGCAAAAAGACTTCAAATTCCACTAAAAGATTATAGACAGAAAGTATTAAATGAATATTGGGTTCACGGTTTTGACGCAGTAGGAGACAAAGCTGCCGATAAAAACGTAAGGTTAAAGTGTGGTAGTAGTCTTTCTGGTACATATGTAGAAGAAGTTCCTTTTATTTTTGGAATAATTTTGCAGGTAACTTTCTCAGAATGTCCTTTGATAAAAGAGCCATTAGGAATTACAACTAAACTTCCAGAAGAAAGCTCGAAAGAATTAGTTAACCAAGCAAAATCTTTAGTAAATCAGCTACATTCTAATAAAGAAACCTTCTTTAATAATTATGTAAAGACTGGAAGATATAGGTTGTTTTTCAAGTAAATATGAAAAAACCTTCTCTAAAACTCCTTAATAATAAGACGTTACCTGAAGAATCTACTTTTTTTAGGTCATGTCCCTTATTTTTAAGCTTTTTACCAGAGAAACCATGCCCAAAAGGAGCTCCTATTTATAATAAAGCGAAGATACAATCGTTAGGAAGCTGTGCTTGGTCTATAACCCTAGAAAAATATAACTACTGTTTTTGGACCTATGTATCTAAAGCATCAGAGAAAAACGGAATAATGAAAGAACACACTAATAGCGAAATAGCTAGAATTTTAGGAATTCCTTCAAATAAAGCTTCTGTAGAAATAGAAGAGGCTTTTGAAGCTCTAAAAATTCTCTTTATAAAGCACAAAACTCACACATATATTAAGTAATTCTAAAAATTAGGTAAAATATTAGAACAAGCTCTTTTTGGAGAAATAATGTCTCAAGATATTTTAAAAGCAATAATCCCAGCCGAACTATTTAAATCAGAGGACGGAGAGTGGAAAATCAGAGGTCTAGCTTCTACAAATGAGCTAGATCAACAAGGTGAGATAGTTTTGCAATCTGGCATTGACTTAACTCCTATTGACCAAAAGAAAGGCGTTATTAATTACGATCATAGACCCGGTCCAGAAAACATTATTGGTCTTTTAGACGGTTATGTCAAAAACGAGAAAGGTCTTTATATTGAAGGTCGCTTACTTAAGAACCATTCTAAAGCAAAAGCAGTATATGAGATTATGTCTTCTTTATCTGAAAAAGACAGAGGTAGAGTGGGTTTATCAGTAGAAGGCAAAATCCTTAAAAGAAACGCTTTAAACCCAAAAATTATTGAAAAATGCGAAATTAATGCCGTAGCTATTACTTTAAATCCAGTAAACAGAGCTACTTACGCTGATTTAGCAAAATCTATGCAGGTTGACTTTAACTCTGAGTCTTTGGACACAGAAAAAGATTACTCAGGTCCTGTTTCTTTTACCGCAGAACAAGTATTAGAAATGATACAAAAAGCATTAAGTGCAGGGGCTCCAGCAACACAAGCTCCAGCGGATAGAAGTGGTGGAGCTGCTTTAGGTAAAGAAGATTTGGATAAAAATTGTTGGACAGGCTACAAAAGGGTTCCAGGAACTAAAGAGTTTTCTGACAATTCTTGTGTAAAAAAGAATGTAGATATGGATAAAGGCGGTCCAGGTTCTGGTCCACAAGGTAGCTATAATGCTAAGTATAGCGCACTTATGTCTAAATTTAGAGAATTATCACAAGTTCCGCAATCTAAAGAAGAGTTTGAACAACACTCAAAAATAGTAGCCCAGAAAGTAGAAGCTTTAAACGTTGAGTATGGCAAACCTACAGGTTATGCTCCAACTTATAAAATGGTAGCTAAAAGTGATTTAATTAAGTCAAATATTTTAGAAGTTTTAGAGAGATTACAAACATTACATCCAGAAACCAAAAAAGCAGAACTTTGGGAGTCGTTAAAAGATAGGCTTTTAACTAAATTTCCAGATATAAACGAAGAATTTTAATTAGGTATAATTTAAAAGTTAGGAGAAATAACTATGAGTGACGATTTAAAAAAAGCATTAGCGGTAGCATTAGCAGCTAAAAAAGACGGTAAAAACGTTTCTGACGAGCTAGTTAACATTATTGAAACCCTTTTGACTAGAGTATTAGCTCTAGAGAACGCATAGGACTTATTATGAAAAATGATTTACAAAAGTCCATTGATATGTTAATTGACGACATTTTCGCTCCACAAGAGATGGAAAAGTCTATTGAAATTAAGCATGACGCTAAAACTACTCCCGAAAACATGAGTGAGCCTACTGCAAAGAACGACAAAGACAGAAACGCTGGTCGATCAAAAGGTATTTCTGGAACTGAACCTACTAACTTTGATTATGATGACGACATCACTGCAAAGCAAGATGAAGATGACGTAGAAGAGGCGGATCAAGTTGTAATCCCTGAGTCTATGAAAAAAGCTGATGAAGTTGTTATTTCTGAAGAGGAGTACGAAGAGTTATTGTCTTTCAAAAAGTCTATGATCGCTTCAGAAGAGCTTAAGAAAGCCGAAAAAGCTAGAGAAGACCAAGAAGAGCTAATTAAGTCTGCGGTTAAAAAAGAAACTGAAGAACTTAAAAAAGCGCTTTATGATCAGACAGAACTTATAAAAGCTTTTGCTAAGACTCCAGAGCGTCCTAAGTCTATTACTGGAATTTCTCAATTAGAGAAGTCTGTTAACAGAGAAGGAGGCCCATCAAACACATTTACTAAGAGTGATCTTTTAAATGCAGCGGAAGAATTGGCTAAGTCAAAAACTATTTCTGTAGATGACGTTATTGAACTTGAGATGACTGGTTATATCCATAACCCTCGTACTAGAGCTTTAATTGAAGAGAAATTAAACGATAAATAGTCTATTTTATCAAATTGTAATCAAAAAGTAAAGAAAAGTCTTCAGTAAAATGAAGGCTTTTTTGTTTTGTGGTATAATTTTTTCTATAAATCACATTATTCTTACAAGAATCGAAATCACGAAAAACCAATTTAATAGGAGACATTATAAATGTCACAAGAATTAA